TGCGGTTCATACCGTGTGTGGCGCAATTTCGCTATCAACACCTCCAGAGGCACACCGTATTGAAGTGCCATAGACACCATTGAAGCAAAAGCATCCATAAGCCCGCTGAGTGTGGACCCTTCTTTCGCCATAGTGACAAACACTTCCCCAGGACTTCCGTTGGGGTAAAACCCAACGGTCAGGTACCCTTCGGTTCCCCCCACTGAGAACTTATGTGTGAGAGAGTTGCGCTCATCGGGCAATGACTTCCTCTGTGGTATTGCAAGTGGGCGATGGGCATTTAAGGCATCTAGCCCCTTCTTTATTGCCCGTGAGGGATTTGCTTCTGCAACTGCCGTATTTGAAAGTATTGGCGTTAACTTACGTAACTCCGTATCGTCTACTGGGACCTCGACATCGTGTTCAACATATGCCAGGGTGCCAGAGAACATCGAGCGACCAATGGCGTCATGTTCAACATATGGGTCTGTTCGCGTTTCGTGAACGTCTTTCAATTTCTTAACGGTCACCGGCTGTTCTCCCTTGCAACCATCTCGATAGACAGCAATTGACTTCAAACCGAGTTCCCAGGCCATGACATAGGCGTCCTTGATATCGTCAACGGTCGAGTCTGCGGGCATATTAATGGTCTTCGACACGGCTCCTGACAAAAAAGGCTGTACCGCAGCTACCATCTTCACATGCGCCTGCCATGGAAGGGCATTCTCACCCAATGCACATTGGGAATTATCGGTAACTGCCTCGTTTGTAACGTGGATATTTCCGCCACCAACCAGTTGTTTCGTTGTCGAAACACCAATATACGGTTCAATACCCGTCGTTTCACAATCCATCATAAAACTGATTGTCCCACATGGTGCGAGCAGCGTTACCTGTGCATTGCGATATCCGCCGCCCTTTCCAACATTCATTGCTGCCCGCAAAGACTCCGCAGCCGAAATAGCGAGTGCGTGCGTAAGAGCGTCAGACCAAAAAAAGATTGGTTTTGCGTCATAATGCGCTTTCAAAACACCCCACATAGGGTCGCTATTTACTTCGTAACCACCAAAATGCCCCTTTATGACCGCAATACGCCCACTTTGTATGTACGCCTCTCCCGTCATTAGTGCCGTAATGGCTGCTGCCACGTTACGCCCAGCATCAGAATCGTAGGCAATCCCCTTCTCCATGAGCAAGCCGCCAAGATTGCTGTATCCCAACCCCAAGGGCCGAAAAGTTTTTGCTATGTGTGCAATCTTTTCAGTGGGATAACTCGAACGATCAACAAGAATATCCTGTGCTGTAATGAGTATATCGACAACATGCTTGAATACCGCAACATCAAAATCTCCATCTTCGCGGCGAAACTTCATCAAATTGATTGACGCCAGATTGCATGCCGCGTTATCCAAAAATACGAACTCTGAACATGGGTTGCTCGTAGTGATTGGTCCACTATTGGGGCACGTATGCCACTTATTTATTGTGTCAATGAATTGCAAACCCGGATCACCGCACGACCAAGCAGCATCAGCAATACCCTTAAAAAGGGTATTTGCCTCAACACTTTCGTAGTATTTATACGGCGAGTTAAGATCCCTCATAAATTGATCAGTCACGGCTACGGAATTGTTGGAATTTTGGAATGCAACTGATGTCAGGGCCTCGCCCTCAATTCCACCACTGTATCCAGCAGCTCTGAGTACTGCCGCTTTTTCTTCTTCGTTTACTTTGCAACGAATGAAATCACGAATCTCAGGATGGTCTATATTCAGAATGCGCATACAGGCCGCTCTGCGCGTCGTACCACCGCTTTTAATAGCCCCGGCATTGGCATCAGCGACCTTCATGAATGACAGCACACCGCTAGCCGTGCCGCCACCAGAGAGGGGAGAACCCTTCGCTCTGATATTCGACAAGTTGATACCCGCGCCTGACCCGCCCTTAAAAATCATCCCCTCTTCCTTGTACCAGTCAAGAATAGATTCCATCGTGTCGTCAACTGCCAGCAGAAAGCATGCCGATGTCTGCGGAATCTCTTGCACGCCAACATTGAACCACACCGGGGAATTGAATGATGCATATTGATGCAACAGAATGTGAATAAGCTCATCATAAAATATAAGGCCGTTTTCAGCATCAAAATACCCGTCTTGAACTCCCCACTGGTAAATAGTGTGTGCAACGCGATTAATTATCTGCGCAACAGAAGATTCTCGTACCCCGTCAACAATACGAAAATACTTTGACGCGACAATTGTTGACGCTCGTTGTGACCATGACCGTGGAAAAATCGTGTCTTTTGCCTCAAAAACAGTTTTGCCTTCAGTATCAGTAATACAAATATTTCGATTTCCCCATCGAACACTTGTAAACGGACTAAACCCTGCAGACGTGAAATACCTATCCCATTGCAGCAACGCCATACGCCATCCTTTGTGTGTGGAAACGCGAGAGGAGAGAGCAAAAGTATAGCATTTTTGCCCCTCTCCTGCTCATAACACTTTTTAATAGCTAGTGCTTCTCTCGCGGCATTTCATGCGTCAAAAGAATAGGTGTTTGCGGCTGCATTATTTGCTTAAATGCCTCAATAATCGCCGCCCCTTGTGCCTGAACAAGCAATTGCGCGACACTTGGCCAACCTCCATCAATGTCAGTATGCTTAATCTGTAAAGTCGTCTGACCAGTTATGAGACTGGTTTCAAGGCTAATGGTAATGACAGGATTAGGCATTGAGTTCTTCCTCTTTCCACAATTCGAGTTGATGTTCCGACGCCACAAAAATAGGCCCGTTGGATTCACATTTTCCTGTGTCTGTGACATCCCATCTCTGCACATGAAAATATTTTGTGTAGCCCAGGGTAACCCATGAAAACGACAAATTCGCCTTAAGTACACGATATGGCTGCGTTGCCCACTGTTGTGGTGTCTGCGTTTCCCCATAAGATGGGAGATAACGCACTTTTGTCCCAGGGAAAAACTGAAAGGTCTTTTCTGTTTCCGCGTCACTTATCTGCATATCTCAACTTCCTTTCTATCCAAATACCAGGATAAAAGTCACGCGCTATTTGACGAATCCGCTCTCGGGACAGTCCGTATCCACGACCAATGAATGCATAGGAATACCCATTGCGCAAAAACTCTTCAAGATCGTACAGCGCAGTCTCGCCGTACTTCGCCGCAAAATGACGCTCAAATTTTTTTGCCCGTGGGATACCCAGAGCTTTGTGCCATGCTCCAACTGTAACCTCAGAAACGCCAAGTGTAGTCGCAATTTCTTTCCCAGTGAGTTGTTTCTCAGTGGTGAGGTGTCGTAAGCTCTGTTCGATAAGAGCTTTATCAGTACGTAAACGCATCTTAGACCGCCTCTTCGATGATAGATATCCGCGATACCTTGCCAACTGTATGAAAACTCTTATGCAGAATCGCAGCAATTTTTCGCAAAGACAAACCTGTTTGTCTCAAATCGCGCACTTGTTCGATCAACGCTCTTGAAAAGTGTGTCATGCCAATTTCCCCATTTGCATATTGCACACGTAAATGGCCATTTCCATACATAATTTCATGAACCACCAGGGGTTCTTCGGGAATGCGATTTGCCCACTCATGGCATGCAGGACACACCCTCAGCGTGGGACTGCATGTGCAGGGTTCACGTTCAACAGTCTTTTCACCACTGTTTCGAACTCTTCTCTCGCTGGTAATATTTTCCATTCGTATTCTCCAACCCAAGTCAGGCCGCATTTAAATTCCACTGGTATGCTCAACTCGGCTCCATTGTACACCCTTGAACGCTCAAGTGAGCCTTGTAAGAACACTGCCACATCGTATGCCTCATCAGGGTCAACACTCATAACAAGCTCGTCATGGATGTGCAGAAGAATACGACTCTTCATCTCATGCTCCTTAAGCCAGTACCACAAAGCTATAAAACCGTACTGATTCATAAGGTCTCCGCACTCCGACTGAAGGAGCCATGAGTACGCACGACGAAATAATTCGTCATTAATCTCCTCGTAGTACACATCCCAGATGCGACCCCACGAATTAATGAGGAGTTTATTCTGCCGTACTTCTTGACGAATCCGTTGGTGCCACTTCCTGATACCTGGAAATGCCTTGTGGTATTCCTCAATAAGCTCATCACACTCTTCCGCAGAATAAACGTATCCCTCCTTCATAAGGGTTTCGGCCATCCTCACCCCTTGCATAGCCCTCTGAGCGCCGTGGCCAATACTTTTGCATACTTGGCGCTCCTTTCCTTTGGGGTCTATACCTTCCATAGGTATCTTAAACACCAAAGATGCCACAAAAATATGCTGGTCAAATTCTGTCGAGCGTAAACGAGCCAGTCGAATAAGCTCAGAGTCGCCAGTATACGCAAAGCAAAAACGAGACTCCACCTGACTTAAATCTGCGTCAAGTATAATATGACCTTCTTCAGGCAATACCATACGACGCACACGCTTATCTCTCGGCCAGTTTTGCGAATTTGCTCCAGTACCGTCTGGCGCGGCACTCGATGAGAGTCGTGCTGCTTCAGTGTTCACTTTTAAGGTGAATCGAAATCGCCCATCTGCACTAAAATGCTTATCATAGCAAAATGTTGCCGCCTTCTGGGCTTTGCTATGGGTAATCGCAAGGTCGACGACCTCGACAACATCGGGCCGCGTCTTAGCATATTCCGACTTGATCTGTAAGAGCGTCGTAATATCGCTTGTTTCCGTAACCTCTCCTGATGCCCTCTTCTTAAACTTAGCCGCAACACCCATCTTCTCATACAACATCTTTTTGAGAAGAGCTCCCGAGACCGTAAAACCACTCGTATACAGAGGAGCCTCGTTTATCTCACCAAGTTTATCACGTGCTTCCTCTGCTTCATGCAACAAATGCGCCATGAGCGCTTTTCTATATGCCTGGTCAATTCGTACTCCACGACTCGACAAATCCAGGATAGGATCGTACAGACGCTTATAATGAGCATGATAAAACTTGTCGAGGTGGTGCGACTCAAGTTGGCTCCATAAAATGTCATGTAGTTCTCGGGTAACACAGCTATCAAGCCCGCAGTACTCATAGTAGGCTTGCTGAGTTTCCGGCGTTTTAAGAATGGCATTTTCATCGTGCCCTTTCGCCTCACTCTTATAGAAAGGCTCCCACGTATATCGTGACGTGAGAAATTCGAGACTGTGCCTACTCGCCGGATCAAGACAATGGTGCATCGCAAGCGTATCTCGTATCTCACCCCCTACCTTGATGCCCTCCTTCTCAAACCACCACCTGTCAAAGGATATGAAGTTGTGCCCCACTTTGATGCAAGGAGAATTGCACAGCTTGCTAATAGCCGCTATGTAATTTTCCGTAAATGGGATAACAAGACTTTCTTCTGGTCTATATGAAAAACTCACACAGACAAATTTTCGTTCACCTCGTACTTTTGGTGTTTCGATATCTATAGCGAGTACTTTTAAAGCATTCGCTGCTTTGTTCTGATACTCCCATATACGCGTTTGAAACTCTTCAGAGCCGTACTCAAAAGGTGTAATATGGTTCCGCTTTATCCGATGTGCACACCCACAATACATATGATGTGTCGTGTGCTCTGTCGCCATGAGCTTCGCACGCTCCCAATCAATCCGTGCGTGCTTCTCGTACTCCTTTCGAGCATAGATGACGCTAGGATCAATCATGGCAAGAACTTTTATGCCGCGCCATTCGTAGACCGATCCGCGCCGTCTAAGGCTGTCTCGGAAACCTGTGAGAGCTTCAAGAGCGTCATCCCCAATAGTGATAATGAGTTGGGGTTTTTGAATGCGTGCTTCCAATCCTTTGGCCCCATCACTGGTTGGTCCACCATCAGGCACTCTACACCTTCCTGAAGAAACCATTGGGCTATAATATTCCACTCGACATTTTCGAAGGTCGATTCCGCCGTATCGGGCATGTTGTACCACCTTTGTGCCCCGGCGTCCAAGCCAGGGCTGTTGTTGTTCGTACTCATCATAGTTCGGAGCATCGCACACAATGACTATCTGGGCATCCGCAGGACCAAAACCGTACAGTGGCTCATCGTGATCAACCCTGTCTGGAATAGCAACCACTGTTCCACTCGCCTTTGTAAGTAATGCCTCTAAACGAGTCATGGACTACCTTTCTATCCACGAACCGACAGCTACACCCACCCAGAAAATCAAAATCCCCACCGCAACCATAGACGTCCAAAACATCCACATACTCTCCTCATTTAATATTTCCACTCTTCCTCATCCGTGTCCTCATTGAGATCGACATACCATTCTGTTTCTACATCAATAATGCGACCCTCGACTTCCTCAGGTGTCTCTCGGACTTGAAAGTGAACACCGTTCGACAAGGCCACCGTAGATCCATCAACAAAAGAAAGCCTTTCATCCTCATCATGTATCGTAAGATGAGAAGCACGAATAGCGATAATGGTGTCGAAAGCTACACGTATAACTTGACCGTTACTTTCAGTAAACTGCACAAAACGAGACATCTAGTTATCCCCCAGGTGTAAGGCATCATATTGGCTCAATGCTTTTCCGAGCACACCAATGGTGAAAGACAGCGTACCACCATTTTCCTGAAAAACGTTAACAACGTCTTGTGCTGCGCACAGGAGATCATGCAGTGCCGAAGCCTGCTGCCCCTTCATATATTTCCTCGTTTTATTGACCGCTGCCTTGTGCTCTTTTGCGGCGGCGAGTTCTTCTGGTGTTACTTCCTTGCCTTGCTTCTTTCCTTCTCGTATCGCCTCGACTGCCTCGACAACACCAACCTCGCCTTGGTGGACAGCTTCTTGGAGCTCCTGCCCCGCCTCAAGGAGCTTTAATCGCCCATAAACATGAGCCAGCGATTTTCCAATTTTCTGCGCGATCTTCTTGGAATCCCACCCAAAATTTTGCAATCGTAAGAAAGCATGCGCCTCGTCAAGAGGACTGAGCGACTCTCCCTGATTTGCAATGATGCTGCTAACGATCAAATCGGGAGCAGAGCCATTCTTCTCTAACATAACGGGAACCGCAGATATTTCCACACCTTCTTCAATAAGCTGAAGCACAGCCCGAAGCCTTCGCTCACCGTCAATAAGTTCAAGGCCGCTTTCCCGCTCTTTGACAAGAAGCGGCTTCCACTGAAAAAACCCATGCTCTCGTATAGATGCTACCAAATCCGTAATGTCAAATTGTGTGCGAGGATTCCACCCTTCGCACACAGAGATGGCCTGAGGGTCCACCTTAAAAAGATCCGTCTTCCCGACGTAACCTTCAATTTTTAAAATTGATGCGGGCATTATTGACCTCTTTTCGCATTAAGGTACTGCTTTTTCGCCTTTTGATATGCCTGTCGAATCAGGTCAGCGTGTATAGTCTTGCCGTTATTGTCGAGGTAATACGTGCGTGCCTGTAGTGACTTGTCGCCGTATATCACCTTTCTCAACTTCTTCGCAGCCTTCACGTTCATGCTACACACCCTCGGATCTGCAATCAACTTCCTCACAGTTCTCTAAAATCTTATCGTAGTCATACCCCATTTTAGAGACGAGAGCTTCGACAAAGAGTCGTGATGCCCGCTCAATCCCTAAAATTTTTGCAATCTCTTCGACAATGTACACAAAGCGCGTTGTCGTTGAAAAGGCATGAAGACCTACAGGAGGCTGCGTGTTTTGCAGCATAGCTACCAACCACGTATTGGCGCGCAGTTGGTCGTCTGACCACATACGCCCTGGCCTTGGAGTAGCATCTTCGTCGTAATGCATGTTATTTCCCTTCTTTCAATAGTGTTTGTAAATCTGAGTCCCAGTCTGTTATCCATTCTTCTTTTATCGACTCTGCTGTTATTACAGGTGTCGGCTCTGCCTCCATAATAAAGCCCTTGCCTGTTTTGACCATATAATGTGCACTATAGCTGTCGATAATCTTCAAATAATGAAGTATATTTCCATGCTCATGATATAACATTTGCTTAGGTTCTACAGATGTCATCTGCTGCAAAGAACGACATACACTACAAAAGGCAAACATTATTGTGCGCTCCTATTCATTCTCCACTAGTCCAACAAGGCAATGTGTGTCCTCTTACTGACGCACGTGCTGCTTCACATTGTTCCTGAGTTTTAAAAGGTCCGACTGTGTAAGCACCCATATTGATATAAAGAAACCACCACGTAACCACAATGACGCACTTTCGTAAACGCATCTCATTCCTCTCTACCACAAAACGGCTAGTTTAGACCCTGGTGAACACAACAGGAGTCCGTCTCTGGCGCGCGTAATACCGACGTAAAATACCCGTCTCATTTCCTCTGCTACGTCTGCGGACTGCCGCATAGCGTCATATGCCTGCGTAGAAATGTCAGGGCACATCACCACAGTCGAAGCTTCTGCGCCTTTAAGACTGTGCACAGTTCCACAAATAACTTGTGGCCGCTGCCGCAATGCCGCGACCCCTCGCCTGTCGATAATCTTTAACACATACTCACGTAGCACATCACTACCCTTACTCATGTGCTCCATATACCAACTCACATCAGGCTTCGGTACAATATGTGCTAGTGCTTCTGGAGTAAACCACGACGGTATCATGTCTGCAATGTCTTCATCAGTTGCTTTATCTGAGAGCGACTCAATTTCTTTCCGCTTCCCCCGTGCTAAAATATTTTCAACGGGAAGGCCCGCTACCCAGGCTTTAATGTCTCGCACAGACCAGAAACGCGCCTGCTCATTCCATATGAGACTGTCAGGTCGTGTAAACGCTAACACTCGATCTATCACTGTCAGGCTACCACTGCGACCTTTCGGAAGCGGATTCCACTTTCCATGATTTGGGCGTGAAGGATTCCAAAAAGGGATACCCGCATCGCGCAAACGAGTAATAACAGCATGAAGCATATAGCCGCACGTCGTCTGAAACATCAGCGTATTATCATCTTTCGTATACTGCTCGACAAGACGTTCTATCTCCCCCTGTGAAAACTTTTTAAAACTACTCGAAAGACGTTGGACACTCCCCTCCACATCACGTGGCACAAAGGCAATTGGTATCGTTTGCTCGAACCTCTGTGCCCATCTATACGCTTTAGCGTAGACAGCTCTGGACAAGCGATACGATTGCTGAAGAGGCTGCCGACTCGGATCATGCGTTTGCCACAACCTTTGCAATAAGAGTGCATCACTCCCCCTCCATCCAAAAATAGCCTGCTGTGAATCCCCCGCCAGCACTAAGTGCTCAGCTTTCTCCCCCCACTTCATAAGGAGTTTCATTTCAAGCCCGCCCGTATCCTGTGCCTCATCGCACAGAATAACGGCGGGATCACCTGGGGCTTTGTCACAATCAGTGTACGCAACCTCGATCAAATCTGTAAAATCCAGATATCCGCATTGCTTTTTCCAGTCTGTCCACTTCTCATAGAAACCTACAACACTCTCAGGCCATTGTGTCGTAGGGATACCCATTGTGCGATACCACGATGCCTGAAGCTTCGCGTCATCCCCGTAGGTTTCCCCATCTTTGGATCCGTAACTGTCATCAGCAGTTGCGCTATGCGCAGATAACGCATACGTAGGGTATGCCTCATTCCATTCTTTGACTTTCGCCTCGGCAATAGTTGGCGAGCCAAGGGCTCTTGAGGCAAAGCCATGCACTGTGCCAAGTTGGCTATATGGTAATGCTACATCACGTGACGCTTGCTTAGCGCCTGCCTTCGTCAACGAGCAAACCAGTACTCTGTCGTGTCCATAACGTGTAGCGGCTCTAGCAGCCCACCGTCCAATTTCCGTTGTTTTGCCTGTGCTCAACCGGGAGGGCCAATCAAAATACTGATTTTTGGCCCTCCCACCTTTGTTTCCTTATGCATGACGTGGTTTTCTCCGACGTGTTTTTTCCCATTGTTGGCTGTAGTGTTTTTCACACAACCCCTTAGCCGCGTACTTACCCAGACACCCGTCAAAAATGCACATCAACTTTGGTTTTGCTTGTCTCGCTATTCTGTTACATTCCCGCATTTCAAATAAATGCTCCTTTATGTGCGCCGCTTGATTCTCTAAAACCTCTAAATTACTCGCCGCATTATTTGCGATGTTGCCATCTTTGTGATGAACAACATTACTACTTTGCATAGAAATTATCTGTCTATGCACATGTTGGTTGTGCCATTTCGCATAGGTTATGCGCGTTTTGTTATCTTTTAGCATTGCTTTAGCCTTGCACTCAGGAGAGCAAAAATGCACTCTAGAAGCAATACCTTCCGGGATTGTGCTTCCGCACTCTTTACAAGCACGATCATATATCCCAATAGCACGTCTTTGTTGCTCGACTGAGGACAAAACACGGGCATTATGTCCGTTGATAAATCGCAATGGCTGCCCTTTTATTTGCCCCCGCATACTGCGTGTACGTTTTGCTATTGTCGTTTCTTGCTCACAACCGCATTCGCAAGTTTTCACAATAAAAAAGTCCCCTGTCGCAACAGAGCCTGCTCACTGTCAGACAATAGTGGCCAGCTCCGCAGTACTCCAATAATTCGTATTACTTCCTCGGCACTGTGGGCTTCAATGACCATCGCACCAAAAGACCTCATATTGCGTGCCCACGCTTTCTGGAGTGAGGTGGATTCCTTTCCGGGCATTTTGACCTCGACATACAACGAAACAGGCCATGACTGATATGAGACAGGTACCGTAATGTAGAGGTCCGCCTTGCCTGCCTTGCCGTAAGCACCACCGTGCGTTTTTTCTACATTGCACCCAATGTTTTTCACGTTTTTCATAATGGACTTGACGATACTTGCTTCGAGAGCCATGTCATTCCTCCAATTGCTCTATACGCTCAAGTAGTTTGTCCTGAAGCTCCTCAATAGTGACAATACCCTTCTTTAACAACAATTCAATAAGTGTTCCAACACTTTCGGTGAGCAATTCTTGCTGCGAAAGGTGCTTTATGCGCTTCTCCATATCGTACAGCGGTATCATATCTACAGCTCCTGTTCTATCATCCACAGACACGTTTCAATAAATAGACGCCTACGTTTTGCCTCGTCACCAGGGTATTTTTTCATAGTGAGACACGTGAGCAACAGGCCCATATGACCCGCTAAAACCTGTCCTTCCGTTTTGAGATGATCATAACATCCCTCAAACAATTTCATCTGCACGTTTGCAGGCGTATCCTCAGTCGCATCAGTAATAATAAGCGTATCTGTTTCATACCGCACATCATAATCCATGAAAACCCCTTGAGAGAAAAGGAGGGGATTTCTCCCCTCCCTCGAAGATTAATACCGTATATCGTCTTCCTGCGCGGTGGGTACCACCGACTTTGCGGTAGGATCAATGACCTCAGTTGATTCGAAGGTGGGATACGCGAGGCTGCCTGCCAGCATACGCGCATAACCACGCGCAGCATCAGCTACCTCGCCGGTAAGCGGGTAGAGCGTCTTGAAAGCCGCAACCATACCCAAACCTTGCTTGCGTTTCTCCAGGCTAATACGTGTCATGAGTTGATTAAGAAACTGGCCAGACATGCCCACAGTGTTACGGTATTTCTCGAAATTGGCAATACTGGTACGCGGCACATTAAACTTCACCGGCATCGTGCGGTCAGGAAAAAGCAGATACACGAAATAGCCAGGATTGCACCCGCCTTGAAATTTACCAAGGGGGCACCGCGCACAATCTCCACCAGGATTACCAACACCGTGGCTCCCATCATACGAAACACAATCGGGAGGAGATGCTTGGGGATTTTTGGTATCGTAGGCCGCACTGTAATATTGCCTCGTTGCGTGTGCATGAAGAATGACCACATCAAGATACTGCATCGGCACTTCGCCGTCTTCTGTTTTCACAACATACGACAAAGAGCCCGCGCCGGGGACCCGGATTTGATCAAACTGGAAGGGGTTAAAACCTGTAAGTCCACTCTCGCGTAAACTTGAAATTACGTTATTCACGTCAATTTTCTGGATTGCCAAAGTCTCGATACGTGCTAACGCTTTCGATTCAGTCATTGGGATTGATCCTTGTAATTTGTGTTTTCTAACCATTTTGTTTCTGCCTACTTAGTAAATGGGCTTTGCTAAAAACGTTGAAATCGCTTTAATAGCTCCTTCTATGTCTTCGAGTAAACGCTTGAAGAAGGCCACGCCTTCCCCATCCCCGTCAATAATAGCCTCGCACAGAGATTCCTGAATGCTACCTCTCTGTTCCCGCAATTCAGCTAACTCATCTATCATACAATATCCTCGTTCATTTGTCAATAGAAAAATTAACCCCCCATTAGTGGGCTGTACCACTTATCCCCGTCCTCTGTCTCCTCGTACTCTGCCGTCGTCAACGCCTGGTGCAAAAGCAAAGCCATTCTGTCAACAAGCACTTCATTATCCCTTAATTCATCTTCCCCAAGGAAATGAAAGATGAGATGTAGCATCTCATGGAGGAAGGTCTTCTCGCTGAGAGACCGTGGACGCTTCAACGAAGCACAATTTTGATTTTGTAGTTCGATCTCATTGCGCGTCATACGCGCTAAGCCGCCTGCCCCCTCCTTTTCAATCAAATCATCTCGCCACGTCACCACAATACGCTGACCGAATAATGTAAAGGCTAATGGTATCTTCACTCCTCTACCTCTTACTTTCACGTGTACAGATAAGTATTGCCAGCAAGATCTGCCCTGTACAAAAACCTACCATACCCAGAACTGACCCTGTTGCAACAAGAATTCCTCCACCTAGAAGGTTAACGAGAGCCAATACTCCTAGTAAATTACGATGTGTCATATCTCGCATATTTTACCCTTCAATCGCAATGAATATGAACAAACCCTGTCCCGGTATTCCACGCAGTGCAATAGGGGTCACGATATTGCAGCACATAGACCGAACGATGTCTATGGTAATACCCTTCATTGAGACCGTCTGCAAACTGACCCCATTGCTGAGCATTCCAGCCGCAACCACTTAACGCTAAAAGTAAACTTCCGATGCCCATAATTCGACGCATGTTTCGATTTCCTCATCTCCATAAGTGTTAATAAATTCCCGCGCCCATGCGAGCTTGTCATCTACACGCTGACCAGGTGGTTGACTTGTAGTCCATAGTTCTAAATTCTCTATGCGATTGTCATCTCTGATTCCATTGATGTGATGAACGTTTTCCCCCTTCCGCAAAGGACGTCCTAAATGTTCAGACATAACTAGTGTGTGCTCAGCTATTTGACCCCATAAACCGGCGTTAGGGTGTTCTTTATAGTCATACAAAATTACATAACCTAACTTACTCTTATATCTCTCTTTTTTGGTGGGCTTCTCCCATAAAAGACCATCATCCCCATGAGCAAGTTGACGTCTGTAATGTATATTACAATACCCTTTACTGTAATGATCTTTTAAACAACCATCTACTAGACAGCCAACTAAGCCGTATGTATTACGTGCCTCTAATGTGTCATATAAGCGCATACGCTTGTAATGGACATTGCAGTATCCCTTAGCCTCATGACGTTTACCGCAGTCAGGCACAGCGCAAAAAACAGGGTTGTGCCCATACCGTGTTTCTGCGCCACCAACAGTTTTACTCTTGCGTAAACGCTGATAATGCATACTGCAATAACCTTTCCCTAAAAGTTTACGGTCGCACCCCTCTACTTGGCATTGTTTCATAATCTCACCTCTAAAAGCTCCTCTAAAATATCACGCCGTTTGTCCAGCGCATCTCGAATACGCATGTCTACAGTATTATTCGCTAATATGTGGTGATACCACACAGTAGTACTTTTTTGTCCCGGACGATTAATCCTCGCCATTGACTGGGAATAACTTTCTAAGGAAAAATCGTAATTCCAATATATTACCCGTGCTGCACGGGTAAGATCCACTCCCACACTTCCTGCGCGGAGCTGTGCTACCAATATGTCGCTTTCACCTTTTTGCCACTTCTCCACATCTTTAACGGCACCAGACAGTTCACTACTTGTATAACCCATCGTTTTAATCGTATTAGCGATTGTCCGTAAATCATACCTAAAGCGACAAAAAATTACAAGGGGTACACGCCCTAAATCTTCAAGAAGATCGCGTAGCGCATTGTGTTTTGCATCATGTACGTCTTGCATGATTCTCATACCGTTATTATCATCTATTGGCAAAAACCCACTCGCTACAGCCTGTAGGCGCGTTAATAAAACAGCAGCGTTCGCCACCGAAAGGGACCCAGTTTCAAGCTGGATAAACAACTCCTTTGCGAGTTTGTCGTATAATCGCCTTGCACTAACAGGTAACTCGACAACAATATCAGAATGCACAGCCTCTGGAAGATCATAGCCTTCAGGTTCAATAAGGACGCGAATAGTGTTGAGTTTTTGTCGTAAATCATCCTGGTTAATCCACTGAAAAACCTGCTGATTATTAAACCCTCCCATCACAGCATAGGTTGCGCGAAAACGATGAAAACTTGTGCCAAAAATAGGGCTACCGACGGCACGGCACACCCCGTAGGCGTCAAGCGGCGAGTGAGGTAGTAACGTACCACTCATGCCAAAGCGTAGGGGTATTTTTTTACTAAGCCGCGCCAAACACCGCGAAATGACCCCTCCAGGTGCTTTCGCTCTGTGTATCTCGTCCCCTACCAGTAGATCAAATTTTGCATCAAACATTGCGTCTTCAAGCGGCTCGCGCCATATTGCCTCATAGTTCACCACAATGATCGCAATACGATTTTTTCGCTTTGCCTCTTCCAATACCACGGGGATGACCGCAGCTCGTTCTCTTATCGTGCCTCGGTCTAATTCGCATATTTCGACTGGCTTACCACCGTGTACGGCAAATTGCCGGGTCCACACAGGTACAACACTTAATGGGCATACAATCAATACTTTATGGATATCTGGTTTGTTGAGCACGTAATCCACAATAATTTTTGATTTGCCACACCCCATTATCCCATCAATAAGTGCCGATTCCATGTTCCAAATAGCTCGTAAAGTCTTGAGCTGGTGACCCCACGGTCTATTCCTGCTACACGTAGGATACACAGTACTCGCATCCTGCTCCACAATGGGAATTCGCTCTTCCGCCACAATAGGACTTTCCCACTTCGCCACAATCCGCTGTAGTGCCTTTACCTGTGCCAGAGGTACCTTCCAACTCTTTGTGGGTGCATCGTATTTTCGCCCAGGGATCTCTTTAATCTCCTCGACAATATCCCGATTGTAGGGAAAACTGACCACAAAGTACCTATCTGTCTGCTGCACCGTGATTTTGACCACTCTATTACCCTTTATTCACCGCAATGACACAATAGTCTTCCATCGAGGACCTTTCATTACAAAGTGCACTTGACGATCTTTCTATTATGGTACATAATCTATAAACGATTGTCAACCACTAAAATAAAGAAGGAAGAAGAAAATGAGTAGCCCTTGGGAAGACCGTCATGATGCCCTTATCGAAGAACTGTGCGATGATTTGCGCAAATGTCCACTTAATTGGGAAACCCTTGCGCAATCTGCTAAACTGAGTACTCTGACTCTCACAGCGCTGGCACAAGGCTGGGCGTGTTCCAAAAATCCCACAATGAGCACCCTCAAGGCCATTGCGAAAGCTCTCCACACCCATAATACTGAGAAAGCCTAACATGCTTTTTGACCTTATTGCTCCTTTGGGAGAGCCAGAGTTACTAGAATAAGCTGGACCGAACAAGGAGGTGGTCCAGTACGTTTTTTACTGTTACAAGATCGACACGCAGGAACAATGTTATGCAAAGTATGCGCGCCACCCTTGATGAGGGGTATAACGTGATCTTGTGTAAGATGACCTTTAAAATACCTGTGGCAATATGCGCAACAATGTTCAAATGTTACTTGAACTTCTTTCCATTGTTGCGCACTAAAATCATTTAGAGGAGCGTTGTTTTTTCTAGCGCGATATGCAGCATTAAGTGCGTGTATTTCCACGCTATGTGTTTTACGCCGTAACGCACTATACGCTTTCGCCTTTTCAGCATTTTCTGTGTACCAATGTGTATTGTTAACCTTTATTTTACTGGGGTGTGTTTTACGGTAGCTTTTACTATACGCTTTCGCCTTTTCAGCATTTTCTGTGTACCAATGTGCGTTACGCTCTATAATTTTCTCTGGGTATTTTAAACGTTTAGCTGAATCAGCCGCTTTTGCTTTATCAGGATTTTCTTTGCGCCACTTCGCACTTGAAACCTTATTTGCGTCGGGGTGTGTTTCACGATAGGCAGCATTTGCTACTCGGTACTTTTCTCTGTTGGCAGCATAGTGAGAACGTTTATAAGCGTTCTGTTTTTCACGGTCTCTCATCCTGTTATCCTTTAAGGAGAAAAAATGCTTTTTGATCCCGCAAACGTTAACAACATACCTCAAGAACTACGCGATGTCCCCAGATGGACGTGTTGGCGCGCAGTTCCATCTAAAGACGGGAAAATTGGAAAAATTCCCACAAATCCTCACAACCCGCAATTCAATGGCTCCACAACAAACCCTGACTGCTGGGGTACTTTTAGCGAAGCTCTTGGTACCAGTGTTGCAAGTAGTGGAAAGCTTGGGATAGGATTCGTCTTTACGAATGATGACACCATCTTTGGTCTTGACCTTGATAAATGTTTTAACCAAGAAGATAACACTTTTGGTCTCGACGCACAAGAGATTCTGCGCCAGGTAAAACATACGTATGGCGAAGTCAGTACCTCAGGCACTGGTGTGCATGTCTACGGGTACGGCGTACTGCCGAAAACCCTCAAGACCAAACTGGGCGAATTGTACGCGACCAGTCGCTATTTTACGGTTACAGGACAGCATTTACCAGATTCAGCACAATGCCTTGCTGAATGTCCACCCTCCCTCATGGACTGGTTAATGAACTATCTGAGCAAGGGGGCCACAAAGCCTTCAGCTTCCCTTCAGCCACAACACGGCACATACCAGGATATCGACATCAACGAGGAAGATGATTCCCCTCCCGCTGGCACGCAGTTCCACCAACTCTGTGACAAGTACCCTTCCTTCTACGCCGTATGGGAGAGGAAAAGTACGAAGGAGTACGCCAGCCCTTCAGAGGAAGAGATGGCCATCGCTCGCTACGCCTATAACGCCGGATGGTCTCCTCAGGATATCTATCGTCTCATGAAGCATTGGCGCACAACGCATAATCTCGATGGCAAACACCTGACCTCATACCGCTTGACCATTTTTAATCTCCATGAAACTCCCCCTCAGCAAGCTATCGTCATTGACAAGATGGAACGCGCCGCTGCGCTCCAAGTGCTTGCACAGACAGTACCCTTACCGATTGACCGGGTTATCTGCCTGGGATCTGATGACGGCCACTACCGACTTGTGCTCACCTCTGGGCAGCAAGTCGACCTTGGGAAATTCGACGCCGTAGAGAAGCAACCTCTCTGGCGTAGACTTGTTGCTGAACAAACCAGCATGTACCTGGCTCCCATCCCTGGCAAAGCTTGGAACAAAGTGGTAGAGGCTCTTATAGCGCTCAAGGAGGTTGAAGAGAATACCGACAGCAGTACCACTACTGAGACGCAGCAATGGTTGCGAGAATTTGCAGGCAATCTCCTCAAGAGCGGCCTATCCTATGACATTCTTCGCCGTGACGAAAGCTTCTACCAGGACACTCAACTGCATGTAAGTCTCACTAAGTTCCTTGCACACGTAAAAATCAAGTACAACCCAAGTATAACTAGGGCAGGACTCGCTCAGCGTTTGCGGATGATAGGGTGGGATCAAACAGACGTCACACTTCCTGACGCAACAGGCAAGACTCTCACACAAACATACTGGAAGCAAGAAGGGGAGATAGCCTAGGCTATCTCCCTCTCCCTTTCAGCTTCGTATTAGGGAATCTTATATCCCCTACGTTCATACATCTCAATGAGTGTCCCCATGTCAATAATATCCCAACGCTTTTGTAAGTCACTGCGATACACGACGGTTGTCATGTACATATGACCAGTATTAAGGTAGTAAAAACACTCATGATTCCCAAACTGAACTGTTTCTACTCCGTAACAGTTCAGTACTTCATTCAAAGCTACCATGACACACTCGTCATACCGAGGCAGGTAATGCTGTTTCAGCCAGAGCTGCACTGAAGCATAGGTATGTGGGTGTACCCGGCCATTAATAAGGGCGAGGGCTTTTTTCTGCTGTTCAGATGTCGCCCATGTCAAGCGTTCTATAGACTTCTTTGTCATAGCCTATTCCTCTTCTTTGTACCACCCACGTATGAGTACTTCTTGCGCACCATACACGGTCTTTTTGCCGCAACCATCGCAGGGGTAACGTTGTGCATCCGGCTCGCAATTCCCCATAATATCCCCACACGCAACGCACACACCTTCGTTGTCATCGTTTTCAAGGAGTTCTTCCAGCTCGGACCATACGATAAGATATCGAGGCATTATTCAATCCCCTCTTCTTCTATCACAGTGAGGTTGTGGTCGAGGTAGCTTCCCCGACAGTTTGCCTGCCACAAAACGCGAACAACGGAAAACGGCGTCTCTTTCAGAACAGTTATCCCTGTGATAACCCCTACCCAATCAGCTACCTCCTGGTTCGCTTTCATCTGCTGCCAGAACTTTGCCGACAGTTTGACCTTATCCCCGATTTTCATGCTCTATCTCCTATGATACATTGCACATGGAGTTTGCTTACACTTTCGACATTATCAAAAACCTGTGGACGCAAGGCAGCAAGGTGCCCGCACCAACGGTCCCACAGTGGCTCACTCCCGCCAAGCTCTCGACAGAGTGCCAGGTACGTATTTATTTTGCGGGTAACACCGACAATGGATGTAGGCACAGTAGAGAATGCCCGTTCTGAGAGTCCATAGAGCCGCAGGTTGTGTCGGTCGAGGCACCCCACTCCAGAGTGGGGCAGGAGAAGTTGTGCGAAAAATGACGCCTTGACAATGCCAAAACCGGGGTATTCGATAAGGTCACGCACTGCGTAATGAGCTGCACTCCTTCTTCGCTTTCTCCACCCTTGTGCAGCAGCAAAAAGCGCATCTTGCTGTAAAGCAAGGGTACGTATAGCTACTTTTTGCCAACCCATAAACTGCCTCGACTGAATGCCGTATCGTTCATAGTTCGTCATCATGCGTGGCACAAACTCAAAATGTTGGTTAATGGTGCTGAGGACAAAAAGCCCAACGCGAAATGTATTTACGGGACTCTTCGCCGCGTAGTCGGCAATCATGAGAGCATCAGGGTTGTACACAACTCTACTCCTTATCTATACGCTTTCTATTTCCACGCTATCAGATGTGCCGTGATAGCACATACTTTCCCTTTAGTTATATGCCTCAGCTTCTTCCCGCGTCAAGAAAAAGTGAATACCTCCCCCGCATTCCACCCATCTGTCCTCATTCCACTTATCACAATGCACACGACTACCAACTCTGTAAACTATTGTAGGGTTATGAATGGAAATACCCTCCTCCCCCCCAAAAATTCCAATGACATCTACATACGCAGCCCTACATTTTCTGCTTATCGCATTTGAACGTTTTGCATCCGCTGGAATGGATACTTGGACAATGACGTCACCTCGACATTTTTTCCATCCGATAAAAGCACCTTCAACAGGCACAATAGTTAAACGCGCAACTGTGAGAGCAGTGAGCTTTGCACCACTCAAGCTAGCACCACGCAGATTTGCACCAATCAAATCTGCACCCCTCAAATCTGCGCCACTCAAATCTGCGCCACTCAAATCTGCGTAACGCAAATCTGCACCACTCAAATATGTGCCACTCAAGCTAGCACCACTCAAATCTGCGTAACGCAAATCTGCCCCACTCAAATCTGCGTAACGCAAATCTGCCCCACTAAAATCTGCACCACTCAAGCTAGCACCACTCAAATCTGCGTAACGCAAATCTGCACCACTCAAATATGCGTTACGCAAATCTGCACCACTCAAATATGCGCCACTCAAATCTGCACCACTCAAATCTGCGTTACGAAGATTTGCCCCACTCAAATATGCGTTACTCAAGCTAGCACCACTCAAATCTGTGCCCTTCAAGCTAGCACCACTCAAGCTAGCACCACGCAGATTTGCACCAATCAAATCTGCACCCCTCAAATCTGCCCCACTCAAATCTGTGTTACTCAGATTTGCGCCGGATAAAACTTTTTGAGCAATCGTTACAAGCACTTTACCGTTTCTATCAAGAATATCCATCACTTCTCCTTAGAATTAGGCAATAATGTTTATGTGCACATAGTACTGCACAAAGGCTGGCTTGGTCACGGTGAATCTTCTTCGAGAATAAGGTGGTAGACCAAGCGCACATGGGCGGGTGGAGGATAGACATTTACTTCTTTCCACCCATTGTACGCTGCCCGTGCTTTCTGCTCATTCTCATAGCGGCCAATTTCTGCGTCAGAGAGCGTCAGCCAGTTTTGCCCAGCCCATGAAAATTCCACCGTGTAAAAATCTCGTTTCATGATTTATGCCTTCTTGGATGTGTGTGTTGCTAGCACTTGTATCTCTGCGAGTTGTAGCTCGCATCTAGTGTAAGACTTATCTTCAACGAGTAGCCGAAAGGCTGTAAGAGCCTCTGGAATATTGTCATAGACTTCTATCGTCTCCCACCCTTCATAGTCATACCATTCCTGGATGCAAAATTGATGCGTATTCATTTCATTGCCTCATTCTCTTTTTCGCATACAAGTTCGATATTGGCTTCGCACACCAGGGCAAATGCCGTTTCCGCGTCCATACGAGTTGCCCACAAACACCCATCAACATAGACCGAGTAGGTAATCATGATCGTCCACCCTTTCCAATATTCTTACATGCGCACAATGGCTGTGCCTGTCTCGAAAGCACGCCGTACTTCAACCCACGTGGCACCAGCGACAGTGCCCCCGTCCAATCTCAACACAACCTCAGGTACCGCGTTGGTTTCTTTCCCGTCGGTCACCAATGCCCATGCATGATGAGGACCAAATTTAACTACCTGTCCGATAAGATCACGTTTCCATGTTTCCATTGCCGATTCCTTCCTCAGGTTAGCTGCGCTTTCGTCGATTCTCGTTTGCATGTTAGTTGTTCTTTCTCTCGTACTGATAATAGACGGCGATAGCGTCTACGAACCGCACGAAGCCAACAAAGACGTGCCAGCCTATGAAAAGCCCAACACATACAAGCACTGCTGCGATCATGATTCAATCTCCTTAGGTTAGACCAGTTTGCTCTGCACAAGGGTTTTGACGACCAGAACACATTCCTGGCCGAACGTCATCTTGATGTCTTCGGCGATGGCATCAATGGCCGCATCGTCCTCGAACTGAATGCTTGTAAGCGTGTAGGATGGTTCCAGTGTGCCAGCCCAACTCCCATGGCCCTCAAAGATTGTGTAGCCATACAGAGTCCTGCCAGCTATGTCATGCACAGCAACGATGGCGCTCTCCTTTGCCCATACGTCTGTGGAAAAACAGATGTCATACCGATAACGATTCATACCTTCAACCTTTCATGCTATACTGTGATTCACGACCTTGATTAATAGTATCCAGTGGCAATCCCGCTGTCAACTAAAAATGAAAGAAAAATGAGGAAAAGATTTCGTGGCGATGAAACAGCTTCAAAATCAAGAAGATGTGGGTATGGCGTGGCTGAAAAAATTGACGCCGAAGCAGCGCTCTTTTGCCGAGATGTATGCGGTGCATGGGAATGGTACGAGGGCTGTCTTGCTGGCTGGGTATGAGACAGACGGGAATGGTCATGTGCTTGCGAATACGCTACGGCAGAATCCCCTGGTGCTCCAGGCTATTGAGTATTATCGTGCGCTCTTTGCCAGCGAGTCTGATTTCAGCCCAGAGAAGGTCATCAAATCCCTGGCTGAGATGGCCTCTGTGGATGTCTCAGCCTTCGTGACGGATGAGTGGGACCTACGACCTAAAGGGCAACTGAGCGAGGCACAGAGGAGGGCTCTCGTCGGTCTAGAGGTCATTGAGAAGAAGGATGGCCGCACAGTCAAACCCAAATTTGCCAAGCTGGAGGCTCTTAAGGAGCTGGCAAAGATCATGGGGATGTATGCCGATGTGGACGAGAATCGAAAGGATGGGTTGGCTATAACAATAAATTTAGGCCAACAAGTCAACGTCAATGGTGAGGTTGCGGCAGAGGAGGTGGCGGTAGGGCATCTGCGGATTGGGAAAGCCCACTCTGAGTAAGTGGGCTCTCACCGGGCACACAGCACACAGCGGTAGGCCAGGTTACTTCTTGTGCCAGAAATTAAGTTGATTATATTTGTGCTCAACACGAATGGTTATCAGCGCTGATTCGTACCTATTCGTGGTGAGGAGTTGGCTAAATTCTTGCTGTGTCATATAGACGCTACGCTTAGTCTTGCGGAGCCATAGGTGTAGATGGCGAAAACGAAAATGAAGCACCCCATCTACGAGCAGTGGTAGACGTGCTCGTATAGCATCGCTGCCATATGCCTCAAGAGGTATTGCCGGGTAGATATTGGTATAGGCTTCAAGCACCTCTCTGAATGTACTGCGTTTCTCTTCGCGAGCACTGGCAGGTATACCATGTGCGCCATCTTCCCATATTCTCCCATCGGGTAGCTGATACGTCTGTGACACGGGGGCGCACAACGACGATTCTCCCTTGTTCTTTAGTGTGAGCTGAGGACGAAGGAACTGCCTGCTAGACTCGCACACTGATAAGTGCTCAAGTATTTTTGTTGCAAGGTGCAGGATAGTCCCGCAGCGAATGTCGATGTCCTGATGATCGCCACACGCTAAGTCTGGCCTTTCTTGTAGGAATGTTAGGGTTTCTTCTAGTGATACTTGGGCTTCATTGAGAGCAATGATGGCATGGAAAGAACGCGTGGTTTCCACGTACTGAGGGTTAACCCCTATAAACTTTTGATATTGCTCTATCTCCCGATTAACGCGGCTTCGGTCTAAAGCTTCAGGTGTCGGCATTGTCTTTCCCCTATATAGAGAATAGAGACTTCCTACTTCAAATAAGAAACACTATTATGTAGAACACATCTCTTTTATCCTTTATTCCTACTTCTTAGTCTTTTTTATTTGAAGTAGGAAGTTCCTTCGGGCTATATAAGAGCCCATAGGTAATATGGATTTTACCTACCTGTGCATATGGTAGCTATGTGTATACCCACGCGCGCGCGCGCGCGTGAAGTATTCATTAGAGTGCTGCGCCTCCTGTGCTGTGCCCTCAGCTCTGTTATGTACTAGATATATTTTTAAAATACCTATCGAGTACAGATAGATGAGTAGACTTAGGGAATAGATGGGTAGATGAGTATGGTGCTGTGTAGTAGTACTAGAGGGTATGAGGGGTACGTTAACCTCCCCTAAGTTCGTATATAACGTCTCTGTCTGGGCACGCCCACGGCCACTTTTTGCTTCAAAAAAGTACCCTACCCCCTGTCAGAATAATATGTGCAAATCCGATTGGCTATTTCTTGACTTTTTGTGTACCCCCATGTTATACTGAGTTATTGAAACATGGGGGTACCTATAAAACAAGGAGCGCCTGTGGAACAGTTTGTAATGCGCACATGCTCAAAATGTGGTGAAGAGAAATTCGCTACGCTAGAGTACTTTCACAAACATAAGAAAGGTCTTCGGTCTTACTGCAAATCTTGTGCGCTTTTAATACAGCGCAATTGGTGGAAAAACCACCCAGAAAAAGCCAGGGAGAAAAATCGAAAGAAGAAGCAGCGTCAACGAGCGAATAAAAGCAAAGAACAGAAAGTACGCACATCAGAACAGAAGGCGTATATGTGTAATTACTATCGAAAAAATAAGGAACGTATACGAGCGCAGCAATTAGAATGGGAAAGGACATACCCAGAAAAGGTTGCGGCCAAGAAACAGAGACGCAGAGCACGTAAGTTGGCGTTACCTGCGAATTTCACAACGGAACAGTGGAATACGGCGTTAGAGTTTTTTAACTACCGTTGTGCAATATGTGAGGTAGATAATGAAACAATGTGTGCGGATCATTGGATACCGCTTGATTGGGAGAACTGCCCCGGTACTGTTGTATGGAATATCCTTCCGCTCTGTCGGTCTTGCAATTCGAGTAAACTTAATAGGCACGCGAAAGAATGGCTCTGTAGTAAATATGATACTGAAATGGTAGATCGTATTTTGAGTCGTATCGCAAAGTATTTTACGACGCTTTTTGCCTGAAAAGAAAACCCCCCGCCCGAGGAAAGCAGAGGGTCACTATGATGTACGAGAGAGGAGAAAAGCTCTTGCGTGAACTGTCATCATAGCATATGATTACGATAATGTAAAGAGGAGTGAGGAATAAGGAACTTGTATGGCAGAGAAAAGTCTCGTAGTAAACTATACTCCCGGCCCTATGATTGAGCGGTTCATTCTTTCGCGTGCTTTTTATACCTTGTGTATGGGAGGGCGAGGAGCGGGAAAGACGACTGGCGGGCTTTTCAGGGCCATTGTGCATGCCCAACGTCTGGGGAAGGCGCACTGGCCGGTAAAGTGGGCAGTGGTGCGTGACACTCGCAGAAACATAGGTATTACGACGGCGCGCACTATTCGTAAATGGTGCCCACCACCGTATTCAGTATGGGCGGGTAAAGTCGACGAGTTTGAGCGTTGCACGATAATCGTGAACAATAAACCTTTGATTACATTTGACTTTTTTGGGGTCAATTCCCCTGCAGATCATGATAGATTTCAATCATTTGAATGCTCGGGACTCTGGCTTGAAGAGCCATGTCCTCTCGCCACTAATACGGAATTTGTTGCATCTGGTATAGCGGAGTCTGTGCTGACATCTGCCGTAACGTCACTGCGTGGTTCACCCGAACCTACTGTGCAGATTACATTTAATCCACCCTCAGCGGATCATTGGACTGCCCAACTTTTCCATATTCCGGGCTACGAGGCAGGTGGCGATGATGAAGTAGAGATGACAGACGTGCAAATCCAGGTTCGGAATAATGTCCGTGCCAGTACGGCTATTTTCATGGTACCACCATCTGAGTGCGCGGCGGAAATCGAAACGCCGGGATACATCCAGCGCAATAGGGAAATTCTCCAAGCAACGGGGCGCACAGATCTCCTGGCGCGACTTGTAGATGGGCGTCTCGGATATGCGCAGGTAGGCGAGCGAGTGACCCCCGAATTTAATAGTGCCCATCTTGCGCCAGGCATGGCAGTCATCCCGAATGTGCCCCTCTTACTCAGTTTTGACTACGGACTGAATCCGACATGTATTGTGGCACAGATATCCCCTGGGGGCTACCTCCTTGTGCATCGGGCATTTTCACAAGAAAACATCGGTATGAAGCAATTGTTAGAGCAGTATGTGCATCCGTATCTAGCCCAGCAGCCAAGTACGCAGTGGAGTTATTGTGGTGGTCCAGAGGCAGTAGAACGAGAGCAGTCGGACAGCGAAGAGACAGCTTTGAGGATGATTATGAGGACGCTTGGTAATGCCCCATATCGCTCAGGACCAGTAAGTTGGTCGGCCCGTCGTGATGCTCTCCATGACGCGCTCACACGCTCACCTGGAGGAATGCCGTGGATTCGCATACATCCGCAGACAGCAGCTCTTTTGGTACGTTGTCTTGATGGGGGATGGCATTATCCTACTGACTCACAAGGACATATACGAAATGATGCACCTAATAAGAAATCAAAATGGGATCATCTCGGAGACGCCTTCTCCCATTTGTGTGCAGTCTTATTACGGAAAACGGATCGTGAGAGCAATAGACGACAGGAGTTGCGTGGGCCAGCCCGCCTGTCTGTGCAACGGCAACGTGAGGGAATATCCCCAGTGGGTGTAACACGCACGGGTGTGTAAGAAAAGGCAAAGGGTATGTCGCAAACTGACAAAGCTCGTTTTATAACGAGTCTCTCAGACGCGCAATGGAGCAAGCTCACGAACCAGGTGATCGAAAATCGCGATGAAGCACTCGGCTCTCGCGGAGAATTCGATTTACGCCATGCGGATCGTTATCGCCGATTTTTGGCTGATCCGTCATTGCGCCCGCCCGGTCCGTGGCCAGAGTCGGCTAGATTATTTATGCCCAATACGCGGGATGTCTTTGAGAAACTGCACTCAGAAATTTGGAATGCACTCTTTGGGAATATCCATCAGATTCAGGTGACGGCGTTTGGTGACGAGGATGTGAAGAAGACGGATCTTGCTACACGATTTTTGCGCTGGTCTCTGGGAACTCCCCTGGCAATTGCCAACGAGGGGGCATTTGCGCAGGTGTCATCAGATCTCGTCTTTGATGCTCTTATGGATTCAGTGGGTGTAGCAAAAATTACGCAGTGGACACCCCCCTGGCAGGCTCCTTCTGAGGATGCACGTCGTTTTCTCAAACGTATTGTGCGTATTGATGCGCTCGATTTGGGGATGTTGCTTGTCGCGTCAGATGCGGAGTCTCTCCAATTTCCTCAATGCCGATATGTGCATCAGGAGTTTTTCCTGACCTCAGACGATCTCTTACGCATGGAGAGAGCAGGTTTCGAGGTTCCTGATTATGACGAGATGGGCTATTCGCAGCAGATGACGGATCGGAAGCGAGCGGAGTTGGAGCGCGGCGGTGAGCGGGTCATTGAGTTTCATCCCGATTCGATTCCATTTGTGGAATCCTACGAGCGTTTTGTGCTTGATGAGAAGGAAGGTGATGAGGAAGATATTATTGTTTCGTGGTTCCCAGATGCCCAAATTCAAGGCACATCACATAATAATGACGGAAATCATGGTCGTATTGCTGGTGTACGGCGGCTTATTGATGTATTTCCCCAAGATGATCGCCCTCGTCGTCCATTTTTTCCGGTAACTGTGTGGCCGCAACCGCGTCAATGGAAGGGGATGAATGTCGCAGACCGACTTGAATCCATGCAAGACCTCATCAATCGACTCCACGAACAACTCGTCAACTATGGCGAAGTGTCAATGTTACCATATGTATTTGTCAATACCTTCCTTACCGGAGAATTGCCCGATCTCAGGACAGTGCGCCCTGGCACTACTGTTCCAATCGACGATGTTAACGGAGTCCAGTTTGCCCCCACAAGATCGCTTAATCGTCACTTCTCAGAACAGATTCAGCTTGCGCAGGCTAACGTCGAACGTGATTCGCAGGTTTCAGACCTCACATTAGGACGTTCATCGGATCGACCCAATGCGCCACGCACGGCAGCGGCAACGATGGCCATTCTTGGGGAAGCGCGTAAATCGTATGGGTCCCTTGTGCGGCATGCTGCGCTACAATTTGGGGCGATGCTCAGTTTTCACTTTAAGTTATGGCAGGAAATTCTCCCTGACGATACGCATGTGCAGATTTTTGAGTCGAAGGGCGCAATAGAACCATCGTTACCGTCTGACGAAGCCTCGACATTGTGGGATCGTTTGTTTGCGCGTGAGCCGCTTTCGGAGACAGGCAGACCTCAAAAAGAGCAGTATGTTGCACTGCCAATTGGTCGGGACAATCTCTCTGGATTTTTTGATGCAACGGTTGAAGTGAATCCTGAGGAACAATTTGATCGCCAAGTGATGGTGTCGCTCTTCCAAATGACGTCACCGGCGCTTCAAGAATACCCTCTTGGAGTTCGTTTGATGTTGAAACGGATGTGGGCGATATTTGATCAGCACGGTTTTGATGATATTTATCCCGAAGAGATTGCTTTGTTACAGACGCAGCAGCGCACCATGGCTGTTGAGGTGCAGATTGCCCAGTTTGAAATGCAGCTCAAGCAGATGGGGCAGCAGGAGGCTCAGCAGAAATTGCAAGGTATCCAGGCAGCGGCGCAGGAGTATCATAAGACAGGACAAATGCCCTCGCAACTTGCTGATTTTATGCATCAGAATCTCCCCCCGGATCAGCAGCAAGCATTTGTGCAGCAGCAAACAGCTCAAGTGGGAAAGAAGGCATGAAAATCACTGAAGAATATCAATGCACTTTTTGCGCAGAAATCCAAACAATGACGACATACAATCATCCTTTTAAACTTGATTCTGCTTTATTGGGGGGTCTACCAAGAGGATGGACATTTATATCGCCATATATGTATGTATGTCCTGCACATGAAGTAATAGTGCGTAGTACAGCAGAAGAGGAGCACGATGAAATTATTTCGCCAGCGCATTGAAGAGTTAGAAGATATTCTGGTAAAAATCGACAAGTTCTTTGTGCAACTTGATACGGTTGTGAGTCGCATTGAAGAGAGTCTGCACGATTTACAAAAGCATATCATCAATCATGGAGATGTGTGTGAGTACGACAGCTACGAGTAAGTTTGGTCCCGCAGAACGTGATGCTCTTCAGCAAATGGTGCGCTCTGCCGGGTGGAAAATTGTCATGCAGAATATCATAACCCCTTTGTTAATGCAGACGAATGCCCGTTTAGAGGCTTTCGGAACTACCGAACAGGAAACACAATTCCATCGGGGAGTCAAGCACACGTTGAAAAGGTTGATGGAAGACTTGTATAATCTCGGGGAATTACCAAATCCATTTGAGGAGCACATGCAGGCGTTCTTAACGACACTGGCTATTCAGCATCAGCCAACACTGGAAGAGGACCTGCAAATGGCGAAAAAAGAAGTTACCCCCCCTGTGCGAATACGAGGGCGAGTATCTCCTGTATTTTAGGTGCTTGCTTTTTTGAAAAAAATTTAATAGAGTTATATCTGTAGAAAACTTCCGCAGTGCTTACCAGCAGCGAATTGGTTTATGGCACTACTGAAGTGCATTCGCTCATAAATCAATGAAAAAGGATGACAACATGCCTGGTGAAAAGAGCACCTTGCAAGATAAGACCGTGAAAGCGCACTCAAGTCTTGTAAGCCTCGATGGGACGGACGATGTTGAGGGAATTGGTACAGGTACTGCGGAAGACCCCATACAGATGAAAACGGAGTTGGATGAACTTCGTAAGCAAAATGAGCGGTACAAACAGCAAATGGCAGGGTGGGAAACGCAATCAAAACGCAATCTCACAGAGCGTGATCAACTTGCGGATCGTGTTGCCCGGATGGAAGGGCATATTTCTGCGACAGCCAACGGGAAAACGGCAGATAAAACCTCTGAAAAAGCGTTACCCTCTGGGAAATTGAAGAGTGCCCTTCAGAAATGGCTTGACAACGATGACTCAGAACTCAATGAAGTCGAAGCCTATTTAGCCAACGCAGCAGCACCACGCAATCCGGCAAAAGAAGAAGATGTCGAGAATATCGTCACACGTACACTACAAAAATTCGGCGCGAAATCGACATTGCAAAGTCGCATTGGCGTGATTCATCCAGAGATGGGGGATACAAACAGCGAACTCTATCATGCAGTATTTGAAAACTATGAAGAGTATGCGAATGATCCCCAGAACAAAATGTTTTTTCCTGATGATGATCAGTTTCTTGTCCCCGTGCCCGATCCGGCTGGTGGAAAAGCAAAGATGATGGACGCACGCATTGTGCGTCAGCTTGCATCTGAATTGAAAGTACAAAGTGGCATCACAGAGGGCAGACGGCAAGGGCAAGAATCACGTTCTGCTACTTACGGTGCTGCACAAACAGGGAATGGTCGTACCACATCGACGGCACGAAATCGTAGTGTCGAGGCGCTTGAGTTACTCACGCAAAATGAGCGCAATGAAATAGCCAATTTAAAAAGTTTGAAAGCCTGGCCTAAAGAGTGGCCTACAGACGACAAAGCGGCAGCGAAGATGATTTTTGACAATCTTTCTGCTCCTGAAAAGTCAAGACGCCTGACGGAATATCGTCGGGTAAGGAATTAAGTATGTCCAAGGATACATTGACGACTATATGCGGCGCGGCATTGGCTATTCTCCATCAAGTAGGGATCGTCGGGGCTCTTCCTCAGACCAAGACTGACTGGACGAATACGGGCGTGAGTGCTATGATGCTGGCACTCGGATACTTCACAAATAAATAATAATTGATGAATTCATATGAGTTACTCAGCAGGCTTTGGAAAGGCAAGATTAAGAAGGTTCCCGAATGCTGCCTACTCACCGTTTGAAACCAAGTACGACTTACGTGCGACCTGTACGGTATGCGGCTTCAAGGGTATTGACGCGGTTGCTACGCAGGAGCCCGAAATGCAGTCATTTGGTACAGTCATCACTGGATCTGTCTATCAGATTCCTGTGGGTACCCCGGCTGACCAGCTTTCGAGTGCTATTGACAAGGATGTCTTTACGCAAGTGGGTGCGTTTGCAGGCTGTCCATTTTGTGGTAGTCCAAACTGGTCATGGGCCAGGGAAAATGGGCTCCAATGGTAAGTGCGTAGATGCTATTTTGGTGGTATAATCTTCTAAGGTGGTTAGTATTTAACTTCTTAGGAGATAATATGAGAAATCAAAATAGTGAAGCTCAACGTAAACGTGCTACAACGCATGGAATGACAAAAACATCGACGTATACAGCTTGGCGTTCTATGAAAAGACGCTGTACCCTTAAAACTGATCATTCTTATACACGGTATGGCGAACGAGGAATTACTATTTGTGCACGTTGGCTTTTATCTTTCGAGAATTTTTTAGCTGATATGGGTGAAAAGCCTGAAGGTTTTTATTTAGACAGGATTGATAATAACGGCGGTTATGAATTAGGAAATTGCCGTTGGGTCGATGCAAAAACTTCAACATGGAATCGTGAATGCACGCGTTATGTTGAAGTAGAAGGTAAGTCAGTACCGATTATGGAAGCGGCACGTTTACTCGGTCTTGGCGAGTTAAGGCTTTACCACTTTATTAACAAGTACGGGGAAGTGGAAGGTATAGAACGCGCAAAAAATGCTATAGTTAGAAAACATTGGAGCATGACATACAAAGGTATTACACAAAGTGCTTCTCGTTGGGCCGAAGAATATGGAATTGATCGGGGTACTGTGCGTTATCGTATATCACGTGGATTAAGCCCTGAAGAAGTATTAGGTGTATAGTGGTAAGGAAAACTGAGTGAAATTAACCACTGACGTTGACCATTACGTTAAAAATTATTCTGTTCAATTGTGTTTTCATGAGGATACACTTACTTTCACATTACGAAAATGTGGTATTAATGACATAAATGATGAAATGCTTGAAACCTTAGAAGCATTTGCTGCTAAATTTCGTAATTGTAAGAAGGAAGAGAGCGATGCTGTATGACAATGAAGCACATGATGATCGCACACGATATGCTTCTTGTTTCAGTGTGCAAGGAGAAGCAGAGGCTAGTGGTACTTTGTATCTGGATGACAAAAAAATTATTCTTACGTTTACTTCTGGTGCCGGAAAAGTCGAAAATGATTCATTGTCTCATTGCATAAATCTGGTTATACGGGATTTGTTAGCGTGTCTCGAATGAGATTTGATACCGATGGCGGGGTCGTTTATAGAGTAAGACACCGTATTTATACGAAGAACCGGGCGCAAGTCCCGCATCGCCTCCTCGGTAAGGAGTATTGTGGTGAGACAAGATACCGGAATACGCCATATGCAAATTGGAACAGCGGCATCGCGTATTGACGGGATTCTTGATGTACGCGAGAGCAAAATTCGGTTGACTATTCGCAATAAGACAATGCCAGATGAGCAGGTGGAAGAAATAACGCTCACCATCGTCAAAGACTTTTTACGTCAACTGCGGGAACATCGTGATGAAAATCGGCCAAACGATAAAGACAGGCGCTGGGTACCTTACGAAGGCATTGCCGCTGCACAAGTGGAGACGGCCTGACGGGCTTTCGTCCTTTCTTACAGATATGATTCAGCTACGAAAAGCCCTTTGTTTGTGCTCTTCGTGCGAATACAAAATGCCGCGAAAGTGGCAGGAGCGGTATAATTACACCCTCGTTAAAAATTTCCATGCGGATAACACAGGGTGTGACTATTGCCGTCAAGAGACCTCGACGAACCTTTATGTGTCAACTGAAGGTAAGTATTGTCAAGAGATGTTGCTCACCGAAAAGTCGGTACGTGAAACAAAGGCTCGTGAGAGGATACAAGCAGAGCGTGATCGCGCTATGCTATTTGTTGGATAATTGCCAGACTAAGGGAGACTAGATATGGCAAGCGTAGTAGGAAGTTTTTCCGGCGGAAAAAGTTTTTTGGCGGATTATTTCGCCAGCGCAGCGCTTACGGCTGGCCAGGTTGCAGTGCGCGAAGCAACAGCATCGAACATCGGCGAAGCAACGAACCCCTCCAGCACAACTTCGGTAACTGATGTTGTTGGTGTGCTGCTTGATCAGGCTACTTCGAACACCGCGCCGACAAAAGAGCCGGGTTTGCTTCTTGTCGTAACGACTGGTGGTCTTGAGAATATAGTGCGTGTGGATTCCAATCCGCTGGCTATTTTCCGCTTCATCGTATCGGGTGGGACGGCAGACAACACCGCATTGCCGACAGCAGCTCCTGCCAATATTTTGACGAATACTGTGCTGAGTTCCGGTGGTACTGTTATTACGGCACTTGTAGGTACAGTGGATATGTCTGGCGGGCTTATTAAGGGTCGCACTGGCAACAATGCCGGTTCAATTCGCAAAATGGTAAGCCAGATTGCGAGCACTTCGACAACTGTGGGTATCGCATTTGTCAACGCAATTGCTGTGAACGATACGTTCATTCGTGTGCCTTTTAGTCGTGTGGCTGTTGCAATGACATTGACCACGCCTTTTGATCAGGCGAATGGTAATGTGGCATTTTCTACGTCTACTGCGAAGTTCCGCGTTGTCAATGTGAATATTGACGAGCAGAATAGTATCGTGACTGTGGATGTGATTGCTACACTGCATTTCTATAATAAAAATTCTTAGTATAATGATGGGATTTAGGGGTTTATACCCCTTACTCCTTAATTCTTACTAAGTTTTTCGTTGAAAAGGAGCGGCAAGGGTTGGCCGACCCTGTTGGAGTTCATCGCCCAACAGCCGCTTCTGTTTATAGTGATGAATCGTAGATGAACGATACAGATGGACATCACTATAAATAAAAGGATTTTGCAACATGGCAATTTTAGATCTTGCTAGTTTTCAGACATTAGTCGATAGACGTTATCGTGAAATAAAGGATTTTGAGCTTGCGTCTGTCACTGATCAACTTCCCTTGTGGTTTGGGATGGAGACTTCAGATACGTTCGAAGAGCGCCGCTCGACTATCGGCGAACTTCCGATATGGGATACCTTCGGCGGTAATCTCCAGTACACACGTTTTTTCGAGCAGTACAATGCAGTGGCAACGCACATTGAGTTTACGCAGGGACTGCGTTGGACCCGTCGTATGATGGATGACGATCTCACGGGAATTATGCGTGGGGACCGTTATCGTAAGATGGTGCGTTCTGGTGTTATTACTCGCCAGATTCACGGCGCTCGTCTTTGGAACTTCGCGGCCTCGAATGACTCCT